CTGAGGTTGCGGAGAATCTATTAGAGTTTTGGTGGGATAAGTTTAGTCTTAGTGAGAAGCGTGAGGAGGCTATGCTTTGGAGTATTATTTGTGGTAATGGGTTTTGGAAGATTAGTTGGGATGATAAGATAGGTAATAATATTCGTTTGATGGTGGATCCTATGGGACAGCCTATTGTGGATCCTCTTGTTGAAAGATTGTTTTATAATAATCTTGAAGAGGCTGGGTTAGATCCTCAGGAGTATGAGGTTGAAGTGTTTGAGGGAGATATTCGGGTTGATGTAATTAGTCCGTTTAATGTGTTTCTTGATGATTCTGCTGTGGTGTTTGAGGATTGTAAGTTTGCTATTTGTTCTCATGCTATGAGTGTTGATAATGTGCAGAAGCGTTTTGGTATTCGTTTGAAGCCTAATGCTATTAATCGGTATCCTGATGAGTCGTTGCCGGGATTGTATTCGTTTAGGACTAATCAGGCTAAGGAAAATGTGCGTGAAGTATTTTATGGATACTTCTTACCGACTCCTGAGCGCCCTGATGGTAGGTTTGTAGTGTTTACTAAGGATCCGAATATTATTTTGTATGATGCTCCTTGGCCTTATCCGTTTCAAGAGTTGCCATTGATTAAGTTTCCGGGTATGAGAATTCCGGGGCAGTTGTGGGATACTAGTGTGGTTGAGCAGGCTGTGCCAATTCAAAAGGAGTTGAATCGTACGTTATCGCAGATTGTAGAGTATAAGAATCTTACGTTGAAGCCGCAGATGTTGGCTCCGGTGGGTTCTTTGCGTCAGCGTATTACAGATGAGCCGGGTGCTATTTTTGAGTATAATCCTGTTGCTGGTAAGGTACCTGAGGCTATTCCGCTTCCGGGTTTGCCGGGGTATGTGGTACAGCATTTGCAGGATATGGGGCAGCGGTTAAAAGATATTTTTGGTTTGACTGAGGTTATGCAGGGACAGGTTCCTCCAAATGTTGAGGCTGGCGTTGCTATTGACTTATTGCAGGAGGCTGCTGTTGATCGGTTGGCTCCGCAGATTCTTATGATGGAAAAAGCATTAGAGCGGGCGGGTAATCTTATGCTTGCTCTTGCTCAGAAGTATTATACTGAGCCTCGTTTGATGTTGCTTAATGGTGGGTCTGGTTCTAAGCCTCGTATTGAACAGTTTGAACGTGCTGATGTTTTGTCGGGTGTGCAGATTAAGGTTGAGGCTGGTTCTGGTTTGCCGCGTACTCGTGCGGGTAAGCAAGCGCGTGTTTTCCAATTGTTAAATCTTGGTTTAATTAGTCCTGCTAAAGCATATAAGTATTTAGATATGGCTGATTTTAAATCGTTGCAGGCACAGTTTCAGGCTGATGAGGATCAGGCTATGCGTGAGCATGATAAGTTGATTGATGGTTTGGTTGTGAATATGGGGGCGGCTAGGGACGCGGAGGCGCAGATGATGATGCAAATGCAGAATCCTGAGTTTGATCCGCAGACGGGTCAACCTATGCCTATGGATGAGGCGGCTATGCAACAGGCTATGGATGCTGGTTTGCAACCATTGCCGTTTGAGAATAAGGCCGCGCATTTGGAGACACATGCGGCTTATATGAAGTCACCAGAGTTTGAGTTATTACCGCCCGATGTTCAGGCTAGATTCTTTAAGCATTATGAGTTAACACAACAGGCTATTGCTGCTGCATCGCAACCGCAGGGTGAGCCGCCGCGTGTGTCGCTCCAGTTGCGTGGTGCGGTTGGGCCTACGGTTGGATCTAAGATGCTTAATCAGGCGGGTGTTGATAATGTTACGCCTGAGGAGTTGTTAGAGCCGCCGCTTGATACAGTGGTTATTGATAATAAGGATAAGCCTAATGTTACAGAGGGCGTGGTTGGTGAGCAGTCGGATGTTCAACAGAAGTTATTAAATAAACTTCTAGAGGAGGAGGTGCTTGCAAGTCAGCGGCGACGAAATATGCGAATGGAGGAGGCGATGAAGGTTGGCCTCTAGGACCGAATGGACGGATGATGCAAGGGCACAGATTTATGTGCAATGGATTGCGAATAATAAGAATACTCGTAAGACTTCGCGCGAGTTTGGTGTTCCGCATGGAACGTTACGATATTGGGTACGCGAGTGGGAGGAGTCTGGTCCTCCTGAACAAATTGAAGGTAAGATTGCGGATGCGGCTTACGAGTTTGTGCATCATGCCAATCGGGTGCGAGAGCAAGCAATGCTTAAGTTAGAGGAACTTATTCCTGATGCAGAAGTGAAGCAGTTGGGGACTCTCGCTACCGTTGTTGGTATTATGGATGATAAGATTCGTCTTGCGTCTGGTCTTGCTACGAAACGTACGGAAAATACGTATGTGCTTCCTAGTAAGAATGATGTAAAAGAACTTATGAGTGCATTTGTGGAGGGTATTGTTGTCACGGCAGAGGATCGTGTTAGCAATATTATTGATGTTGAAGTTGTGGAGCAACCCGAGTTGGGACTCCCTAAACCGAAGGAGTAGATAGTGGAGATTGATTTACAAGGCGCTGCTGAGGCGCTTATGCAGTCGGATGATGCTGTTAGTGAGCAACCCGTTGATAGCACTCCTATGGAGCAGGCTATTGAGGACTCGTTTACAGGATTAGATCCGACTAATCTTCCAGAGGATTTGCAGCCATTGTATAAGAATATGCAGGCTGATTATACTCGGAAGACTCAAGAGTTGGCTGAGCAGCGAAAACTGTTTAGTCAATTTGATGAGTATGGAATTAACCCAGAAGATGCTTTGAATGCGGTTGGGTTCCTTATGCGGTTGGACCAAGACCCTGAGTTTGCTCAGGAGTATGCGCGTCACTTATCGCCGCAAATGGAGACTCCAATGACAGGACAAGTGCAGACAAATGGTGTTGTTTCCGATAATGGTGAAGGTTACGCTAATCTTCCGCCAGAGGTGATTCAGGAACTTTCAGAGATGCGAGAGTTTCGTGAACAAATGGTTGAGGCTCAGACTCATCAAGAGATGATGTTTGAGTTAGAGCAAGAGGAAGCGCAGATTCGTACACAATTTGATCATTATAATGATGATGATATTGAGCGTATTTATAATCTGGCTTATTCTACTGAGGGCGATTTGTTTGCTGCTCAGCAGATTTATCAGCAGATGGAGCAAGGTATTCTTAATAAGTATCTTGGTTCTAAGCAGGTTCCTCTTGGGGCTACGAGTCCGGGTGGTGCGCCTGCGAGTGTGCCGGGTCGGGAGTTTGGTAGTCTTGATGATGCTCATAAGGCGGCTCTGGAGATGGTTCGTAATCTTCAATAATTTCTATTATTGGAGGTAATTAGAATGGCTGGTGCTACTCTTCTTACGCTTAGCAATATCCTCAAAGAGTATTATATGGGGCCTGTTGTTGAGCAGTTGAATAAGGAGGTCTTGCTGCTGTCGCGTCTTGAGTCGCGGAGCGAGGATCTTGTTGGTAAGCGGGCGTATGTTCCGCTTCAGGCTACTCGTACGGGTGGCATTGGTGCTCGCGCTGAGTCGGCTACGTTGCCGTCTGCGGGTAACCTGTCGTATGATAAGGCGGTCTATGATCTTAAGTACCTGTATGGTAAGGCTAAGGTTACGGGTCCGTCGATGGCTAAGACTAAGAGTGAGGCGGGTTCGTTCTTGCAGGCTCTTAAGTCTGAGTTGGATATGCTGCGGTTGGATCTTCGTAAGGATCTGGCTCGTCAGGTTTATGGTGATGGTAAGGCTGTTATTGCTGGTGTGGCTTCGATTGGTGCTGTGGACGTGCCGGTGGCGGGTGTTCAGGTCATTACGCTTGATGTTTCGGCTGCGGCCGGTAACATTCTTGGTGACGGCAAGGAGGCCATTAATAAGGGTCAATTGTACGTCGGCATGATTGTTGATGTTAAGAATGGTTCTAACGCTACGGTGTCGAATGGTTCTGGGTTGACGATTACTGCTGTTGATGCATCTACGCCGTCGATTACGGTAACGAATGTTGGTGGCGCGCTTCCGACCGCTTCGGTAAGTGCGTTTGTTATTGTTCGTTCGGGTGTGGCGCAATACAATGCTGCTGAGGTTCCGGCTTCGGGTCAGCCGGGCACGTATGCTTTGTCGGACGAGATTGATGGTCTGAAGCGTATTGTTGGTGGTAACGATGCTTCGGGTACGCTCGTGGCTAATGTTGCTCTTGGTGGTATTACTCCTACGGGTTCGTCTTCGTGGTGGGCACCTCAGTCCGTGACCCCGGAGGCTGCGGCTAATGCTTCGGGCACTCGTGCTATTGCGTTTGATGATATTCAGAAGGCGCTTAATAAGGTTCGAACTGCTGGTGGTACTCCTACTGCTATCGTGACCTCGCTGGGTGTTCAGCGTGAGATTTATAATCTCTTCCAGACGCAAGCCGTCTACACAGAGAATATCTCTACGCCGGATTATCAGGCTGGGTTCCGTACGTTGACGTATGCTGGTCTTCCGATTGTGGCTGATATTGAGGCTCCGTATGGGCATATGTTCATTCTGGATGAGTCCACGATGAAGGTGTTCTCGGATCAGGACTTCCACTTCCTTGATACGGATGGTCAGACGCTTCGCATCTCTAATGATACGGATGCGTTTGAGGCGGTTATGGTTCGTTACATGAATCTGGGCGCGACTCGTCGCAATAATCAGGCTGTGATGTCAAACATCGCAGTTGATGCTGCGCTTGATCAGGGCTTCTAATTAGAAGCAATATGGGTGGGGGGCTTCGGCCCTCCACCCTAACTATTAAAAAGATGGAGAAGAATTAATGGGTAGAACTGATGAGGCTAAGTGGAAGCGTATTGTTGCGAGTGTTAAGGCTGGTAGTAAGGGCGGTAAGCCGGGACAATGGAGTGCGCGTAAGGCACAGATTGCTACGCTTCGATATAAGAAAAGTGGTGGGGGTTATAGGGGGCCTAAGAC